ACAGCAGGGGTTACTGAGTGCAGCGGCTGATCTGGGCCGGGAAGACTAAGTGTTTGCTTGCAGGCTTTGGCTATTTTGCTGGGAACAAGCGGCGCAACCAGGCGATCTGGCAGCCGACCGACGACGACCGCGATGAGTTCGTGAAGACCGAGCTCGACCCGATGCTGCGCGACGTGTCGGTGATGCAGGAAGTCTTCCCGGCCTATCTGTCGCGGCACAAAGACAACACGCTGCAGCAGAAGAAGTTCCTCGGGTCGATGTTGCACATGCGGGGAGGTAAGGCGGCCAAGAACTACCGCCGGATCTCGGTCGACGTGATCTACATCGATGAGGCCGATGCCTTCGACAACGATATCGAGAAGGAGGGGGACCCTTTCAGGCTCGCCGTCAGTCGGATCGAGGGCGCGACTTTTCCCAAGGCGATCGTCGGCAGCACGCGTAGGCTCAAGGGGTTTTCGATTGTCGATACCAGGACGCGGCTGGCCGATGAGCGTTTCCAGTTCGTCGTGCCGTGCCCGCATTGCGACGAGCATCACCCGATTACCTGGGGCGGCAAAGACGAGCCGCACGGCTTCAAGTGGAAAAACGACGCTGACGGCCTGCCGGATCCGGAGACCGTCCGCCACCTGTGCCCGCATTGCGGTGCGCTGATCGACCAGGGCGAATACCTCGCCGTCTGGGAGCGCGGTTACTACCTCAATGAAGACGGCAGTATCCAGATCCGCGTCATCGATGACGAAGCCGTGTTCATGGATGCCGAAGGCAATCGCCTGCGCGCGCCGCGTCACCTCGCCTTTGTCAATGTCTGGACGGCGTACAGCCCGGCCGCGAGCTGGATCAAGATCGTGCGCGACTTCATTGCCGCGCACGATAAGGCGATGGAGGGCGACAACTCCAAGCTCAAGTCATTCTTCAACACCACGCTCGGCCGGCCGTGGGAAGAGAACGTCGAGAAGAACGACGCCGACGAACTCAAGCACCGCGCCGAACCTTACGCGCTCAAGACGGTTCCCTGGGGCTGCCTGCTGTTGCTGGCCAGCATCGATACGCAGGACAACCGGCTGGAATGCACGATCCGCGGTTACGGGCGCGGCTGCGAGACCTGGACCATCGCCCACGACATCCTCTACGGCAGCCCGGGCGAAGATGAGGTTTGGGCTGACCTCGAAGAGTTGCTGTTCAACACCGAGTTTCCGCACGCCAGTGGCCAGACGCTGCGCATCAGCGCCGCTGCGATCGACTCCGGCGGCCACTTCACGCACGCCGTCTATGCCTTCGCCGAAAAGCATTCCAGGCGCAAGGTCTATGCCGTCAAGGGCGCGTCCGGCCGCGAAAAGCACATCAAAAACGGCACCCAGAAGGTGGATATTGATTGGCGCGGCAAGCTGCGCAAGCGCGGCCTGATCCTTTGGCACGTCGGCACCAACCTCGCCAAGGATTTGCTGCACAGCCGGCTGCAGCTGACCAAGCCGGGGCCGGGCTACCTGCATTTCTCGAACGAGCTTTCCGACGAATGGTTCAAGCAAATGACCGGCGAAGCTCGCGCCGAGCGCCACGGCATGCACGGCCGCGAGTCGCGCTGGACACCGCTGCGCAAGCGCGTCGAGGCATGGGACTGCGCGACCTACTGCGTCTGGCTGGAAACCCACCTCGATCTTGCCAAGAAGGCGGCCAAGTTCTGGGATGACCTGGAGGCGATCGTGCAGCCGGCGATGCCTGACCTTTTTGGGGCTGATAACTTGCAAAAAAATCAAGCGGATTCCGCTATTCCGCATCCGGCCACCTTGCCGCGCGCCGTTTCACACGTTTCCCCCCTTGGCGGTGTCAGCCTCGCCGGCTGGAAGCGGGGCGCTTGAACCATGAGGGTTGATGTTGTGCGCGAATTGATTGAACGGATTCTGGCGGCCTCAAACCGTGAAGGCAGCTTCACCGAATCAATGGCGCTGGAGATCGAGCGCCAGTTCCGGCACGACTACAAAGGGGCCGAGTGCGTGATCAGCGAACGGCCGCGCCGCGACGTGCCGGCTGCGGCTGTGCAGACCGACTACCTGGCGGGAAAGCCGGTCGAGCAGATCACCAGCACGCACGGTATCAGCCGGGCGACGATGTATCGGCTGTTGAAGAAATGAGATTTGACGCCGGAATTCACCGCGCGGTCGAAGGCCGTCCGGTGGAATGACTTGTTAGGGGGCATTTGGAGTGACCATGAATAAAGTGTTTTTCGGAGACTGCCGCGACACCATGCGCGACCTGATAGCACAGGGCGTGAAGGTGCAGATGTGCGTGACCTCGCCGCCCTACTTTGGGCTGCGCGACTACGGGCACCCTGGGCAGCTTGGCCTCGAAGCGACGCCGGCTGAATTTGTGGCGGCGATGGTTGAGGTTTTCGGGCTTGTGCGGGAACTGCTGTCCGATGACGGCGTGCTGTGGCTGAACTTGGGCGACAGCTACAGCAGCGGGGGCCGAGCAACGCGAGACACAGACGACAAACTGAGCGCACGAGGAATGGACATACGACCGGCAGACGGCGCGAGGCCAAAGAACTTGCTTGGGATCCCGTGGCGCGTGGCGCTGGCGCTGCAAGAAGATGGGTGGAACTTGCGGCAGGACATTATTTGGCACAAGCCGAACCCGATGCCGGAGAGCGTGACCGACCGCTGCACGAAGGCGCACGAGTACCTGTTTTTGTTGAGTAAGAACGAGCGGTATTACTTCGACGCCAGAGCGATAGCGCAACCGATAGCCGAGAGCAGCAAGGAACGTCTGGCACAACCGAACCTGCCGAACCAAGCGGGAAGCGACCGCGTGCCCGGAAAGACGAACGGCAATATGAAGGCGGTAGGCCCGCGATTCGGCGGCAACAAGTACGGCGACGACGACCGCGAGGAAAGCCGCACCAAAAGCGGCAACGAATACACCGGAGGCGATGGCCTTGCGAACCGCCGCAGCGTTTGGACGGTGCCGACCGTGCCCTACAGCGGCGCGCACTTTGCGACCTTTCCTCCGGCGCTGATTGAGCCGTGCATCCTGGCCGGCAGCCGGAGCGGTGACACGGTGCTGGATTGCTTTTTCGGAAGCGGAACGACCGGCGAGGTTGCCGGAAACTTGGGGCGCAACTGGATCGGGTGCGAGTTGAACCCGGACTACGCGCCATTACAGCAGGCAAGGACGGCACAGTATGGCCTTGCCCTCTAACGCCGGAATTCACCGGCCGCGCAGCGGTCCGGTGGAATGAATAGTTGTACAGCTTGCACGCGAGGAAATAACGGATGTTGATACACGGCGACTGCATGGAAGTAATGCGCGGTATGGGCGCGAACAGCGTGGATGCAATCATTACCGACCCGCCTTACTTCCGGGTAAAGGGCGAGGCATGGGACAACCAGTGGGACACACCGGCCGAGTTCTTGTCGTGGGTTGGCCTGCTGTGCGAGCAGTTCGAGCGCATCATGAAGCCGAACGGCAGCCTGTATTTCTTCGCCTCTCCGCAGATGGCTGCGCGGGTGGAATGCGAGATTGGCAAGCGGTTTGCGGTGTTGAGTTCGATCACCTGGCGCAAAGGTGCAGAAAGCAAGTCGTCGGTTGGCTGGAGCCAGAAAACAGAGAAAGAGGCTTTGCGCCTCTGGTTGCCAACGACGGAGCGGATCATCTTCGCGGAGCACTACGGCGCTGACAACATGGCCAAGGGTGAGGCCGGCTACGAAGCCAAGTGCGACGAGCTGCGCGGGTTTATTTTTGAGCCGCTGCGCACCTACTTGGCCGAGGAAGTGAAGCGCGCCGGATGGACGCCAGGGCGACTGAATGAGGCGATGGGGTTTGCGCCGCGCGGGATGGCAGAAACGCGGTACTTTGGGCGCAGCCAGTGGCAACTACCGACAGAGCCGCACTACGCCAAGATGCGCGGAATTCTAGGGGCGGAGTACCTGCGACGCGAGTACGAAGACCTGCGACGCGAGTACGAAGACCTGCGCAGGCCGTTCAGCGTGACGGCGCGCGACCAGTGGTCTGACGTTTGGGACTTTGACCCGGTGCAAGCCTACCCAGGAAAACACCCATGCGAAAAGCCGCTGCCGTTGCTTTGCCACATCCTGAATGCGAGCACGAAGCCGGGGGCGGTGGTGTTCGATCCGTTCGCCGGCAGTGGCAGCATGGGCGAGGCGTGCCACGAACTTGGGCGGAAGTTCATCGGGGTTGAAAAGTGCCCCGACAACTACGCCAAAGCCGAGAGCCGGCTTTCGGCGGTGAGAGCGCAGGAGCGGCTATTAGCATGATGTACAACGCGTACCTGTGGTGGCGCGCGACGGTCCCAGCATGACCGTGGGTTTTGCCGCGCGCGCGAGAGAGGGAGCACT